CCGAGAGCCGATGCACGCATTCGCATACGTAGCCGCGTAATTCGTATCCGAGTACGAAAGCCCGGCAAGCGCGCCGTTAGACGCGTAACCACCGAACAGGACACCCCTCATAGCCGTCCCGGACGCTGGTATATTGGTATAGTAATAGTCGCAGTAGTAGGTTGCGGAATTTCCGCCTACCTCTGTCGGCATGTTCTCGCCGTACTCACCTATCATCATGCGCTTAACGTAACCTTCTTTACGCGGCAATAGTCCGCGCTGCTGGTAGTCGTTATAGCTGCTGTCTTGGAACTTAGCCGGGTCGTCGCAAACGTAGAACTTTGCCAGCCCTCCGTCCGTTTCGCTCTGTATCTCACATTTGCAGCCGTCCGTCCATGACCAAATATGCCCGAATGGGTTTTCTATGCCACGGTATGAAGGTACGCTAAAGGTTTTGCTTATCGTGTCGCCGTTGTTTATGGTGTGTTCTACTACTCCCGTGCGGTTGCCCAAAGAATTTGTTACGCCGCATGGAATAACCGGGTAATTGCCGTTGTAGGTGCTCCACGTTCCCCAATCCCATGTAGTAACGCCGTCGCCGAGTCCTCCCTGCTTGTACCCCTCGCTTGTAGGCTCTGCGTTAAACGCCTTTTGGCTGTTAAGGTTGGCGTACTCAATGACGTAAAGCCAATATGTCGCAAGCTGTGCGGCATAAAGGTCGCAGTTCCACCCTGCGCCGTTAAGCCCTGCCTTACCTCTGTTGCGTGCGTAGTTGCGGAAATTGGTTAATGAAATCTGTGTAGCCGGAAGTCCGAGGAAGGTTCTATAAGTTCCGTCGTATGCGGTGTTGTTGTTTCCACCCCGGAAGGCTGCGGTATTGTTTACCACGCTTGCAAGTTTAGGCGTAGCCGATACCGTGCGGTCTACCGTGGCTTCGTATGCGCTGCGGTACATCTTCGGCACTTCGTGGAAGCCCGGAAGGGGGTACAATGAAATAAGCGCGGTTACGGTCTGCCCGTCAAACTCGAATTTTCGGTAGTGCTTGGGTATCTCTACCATGACCATGCCGGAAGCTCCCGTAAGGTCGGCGGCTGCTCCCGTGTCGGTCTTGGTGCTGTCGGTCGGGTGCAAGTATGCCGTTACCTTGCCTTCGTCGTTGAGCAAGCATCGGCGCATCAATGACTGAACGGGTAACGAAACGTGCAGTTCGGGTCTGCCCACTCTGACGAGTGCCGGGTCTGCTACGTTTAAGTCAATCTTCACGCCATAATAGTAGTCGTAAGGAAATGTAGGCTTCGTGTTGCCTATGCCTATGAATATGCCCATAATAGTATGTTTTTAATAGCCCCAAACAAGGGCGTTAGTTAAACTTGTGGCTTTTATCTCGCGTATAATTTCGGGATTCCAGCCTGTTTCAAATCGTGTGCTTATAAACTCGCCTTCGGGCATCCCCCAAAGGTTCACTTCAAGCGTTACCGCCGTGTCACCGTCGTTCTTCAAACAAAACGGGGTGTCTTTGCGGAAGCTGCCGCCGGAAAAGTCCACCTTCCCGGCTACTGATATCTGTGCGCTCACTTGGTCGCCGTTTCTGTTCTGCATAATCTGTCGTTTTTAATAATTGACTTTGCAAAGGTATAAACCTTTCGTGTTATTTTAATACGTTGTGAAGTGTTGGCGAAGTGTTTGTAGGCGAAGCCGTGAATTTTCGCCTACAAATCTACTTTTATAGCCTTTTGCCGTGAATTTGGTGTTATCTTTCAGCCACGATGTACCATGTTCCATCAAACATCAGCGTTATGGTTGCGTATGCGCTTAATGTATATTCGTCGCCTTCGCTTTTGGTGCTATAACTTCCATTTCCTAAGCTGACTTGCGAACGCCACCAAATTTTACTACCGTTTCCGTTTATTTTCTTTTGGTAGGATGTGCGGTTTACGATGGTGTACATCCTTGAAGTGTTCGGCTTCAAAGGAAGTTTTACCGTTTCCTTGCTCGGAATATCAAGAAATACCAAAGCGGCGGAGGCGTTTATGTCGTTGTTATAGTTCGCATATACGGAAAGCTGGTTAAATCCCCAAACCTGCCCTAAGTTAAGCGTTCCTATTGTCATAACGCCGTAATCCGCTTGCCACGTCAAACCGCCGTTACCCAAAGAGCCGCTACCGTCCTTGTTTAGCTTTATTGCACCGTTACCGATGTTTATGCTGCCGTTAAACTCTCCGTCCGTTGCGTAAACCTTACCCTTGAAAACGCCGCTTGTAGCGTTAATCTCGCCTTCGATATACGCTTTTGTCGCGTGAAGTTCTCCGTTCTGCAAAACCCGGAAAGGCGCGGTAAATCGGTTTTCCTTGCTTGCCCCTGCCCAAATTCTAACCTTCTTATCTTCGCTGGCGTTGGCTGCTTCCGTTTCGCCGCCCGTGATGCCTGCTACAATGCTTTGCGAATTGCCGTTAGCAAGCTGCACCGTTCCGGCTGTTACGATGCCGCCGTCTATTGTGGTCTGCGTGTTGTCGTAGTATGTCGCTATTACCCAATCGTTAGCCACAAAAGAGCCGGTAGCCCTCGCGGTTGCGCATCGCTTTAGCTGTCCGTTTGTGCTGTCGCCCGTGAGCCAAAGGTCGCCAATGTCGTAGGGAGGGTAAGGCTGGCTTACGAAAACTTGGCGTTTGCCGTCTGCTGTGTCCTGCGCTTTGCTGGCTGCGTCGTATGCGTCTAACGCCTTTTGGTCTTGTATGGTCTGCCACCCATATACTACAAGCGGCTTGCCACTTATGGTAAATGTTGTACTATAATAGGTTTTCAACGTCTTTGTATTAGCGTTGTACCACATGTCGCCGACGTGCTTTGCTTTCTCTTCCGTACTCCAATTATTTGCAGGGTCGGTAGTCTGAAACCAACTTTCTATTTTACCGTCTATTTGGTTCGTAATGTAGCTTACCGTGTTCGCGAAATTGTTGTTTATAAAGTCAGTCAGCTCGCTGTTGTCGGTGTACTTGCTTGCCTTTTCCCAATCTGAAGAACTGAACGAGCCTTCAAGCCTTTCGGTTTTGCATCGCAGAATGTCGCCCGTAGAACCTTGTACCCACAAATCGCCGACATAATACGGCGTTGTCGGCGTGGCTACGAATATCTGCGCCTTCTTGTTGGCTGTCGCTAAAGCGTCCTTTGCAAGTGCCAACGCTTGGGATAGCTCGGTGTCCTCCAGCTCCTTCCAACAATAGCGTAACGCTGGCTGCGCTCCGGGTTTTGGAGTCCATCTGCGGCTGACGTATCGCCACACCTTGCCCGTGTCGGTGTTATAGTAAAGGTCGCCCAAATGCTTTTCTTTCTCCTCGGTCGTAGTCCATTCGCTGTTAGGCTCTGCGCCTTCCGCGTTCGGACTGTCGTAAAGCGGCGAAGGGTCAGTAGTGTAAAACCATTGTTCTATAACTCCGTCTATCTGCTCTTGTATGCCGTTAAGAATACCTGGCAGCGTGTTGTTTATGTAGTCCTTTACCTCGTTTGTCTTGTCATCAACGTCTGAAACATTCTTTGTCGTTCCGTCGCTGCTGACGAAATGAATAACGCCGCCTATCTCGTCGTTATCCAAATCGAAGTAGCACTTACCGCCGCCGTTGCTTTCGATACGTCCCGTTCTGACAAAACGCCCGTTAATGGTCGTACTTCCGTAAGTAAGGCTAACGAGCCTTCCGGGTCTGCCGCCGTCCGCGTCCGTTACCACGGAGTTAAGCACACCTACAAGAAAGTTATAATAGCCTACTTCGCTGCCTACCGCCTTGGCTGTGGTGGAAAGGGTAATATTTCCGCTTGCTTCCGTTGTGGAGCATCTTGCGTAAATGTAGTATGCCGTATCGGGGTCTAAGCTGCTGAATGTCGCACCGTCCAACAGCCAATACTTCACGCCGTCGGGGTCTATGGCGTAGTGCGCCAATCGTCCGGGCGAAACGTAAAGGCTGTTAGCGTCGCCGTTGTAGTTCGGTTGGAAGGTTACGTTTAACAGCGTGAACTGTGTACTTTTCGCGCCTACGCTCAACATCTGCGTATCAATGGAAAGCGGTTTTATCTTCTCGCTGTAATAGTCGCCTTCGGGGTCGAATACCATGCTTAGAAGTTCTTGGGTTGCCCTCCACTTCCTGCGAGCCTTGGTCGGGTCTGCCAACTTGTTTATAGCAATCGTTTCGTTAATCTCCTGCAAGTTGTTTATAACCTTTACCGTCGTGCTCTTGCTTACGGTGTCGCTTAACGTGATGTCGTAGCTGTGGCGTTTCAAGAGGTCGCGGTCTATCTGCGTAATCCTTACGGCTTTGCTCACGCCTATTTGCTCATCCTCTATCTTGATGAAGTCGCCGACGTGCAAAACGGTTGTTTCCGTGTCCTTGCCCCAAAGCTGCGTAAAGAAACCTTCGGTAAGCGATAGTTTGTAGCTTACTTGGGGCTGGCTGACGGTCGGGAGGTATTTCGCGGCTTCCTCGGCTAACTCCTTTTCGGCTTTTGTCCTGTACTCGTCGGGGAGGTTTATGTCGAAAATGCTATACTTGTCGCCCTTCCGAATTTGGAAAGCCGCCGTTTCCTCTGACGGGAAAACCATGCCGTTATCGTCCGTGAACTTGTTTATTACGAATGTGTGCGTAGTATGGTCGTAGGTATGCAAATCAAATTCGTACCCGGCAAGTTGTCCGCTTTCAAACTTAATCTTAGCGTTTGTCCCTGCTATAAGGAACTTTGTACTTTTCCCGTCCGTGTCCTTCTTGTTAAGGTCGAACATCGTTTCATCCACGAAGGTAATAACGTCCTTACCCAAAGCCGTAACTGTGCCTACGCGCTGGGGCTTTATGTCTGAATAGTTCTTTTCGCCCTCCTTCACTCCGTAAACGCTGATAGATTCCTTGTCCTCAAGGTATGACGAAAGGCGCGTAGTACCCGGAAGGCATAACTTTGTGTGTCCGTAATTGCTTCCTAAGTTCTCCGTACCTCCGTAAATGTAAAGGCGGTTTGTTATCCCGGCGTTGTTCACGTTCTTGCGCGATAGCTGGTACAAGCCCTTACCGCGCCCAAAGCGAAGCGTAAAGGCGTGGGTTATGCCTACTTGCTTCTTTACGTTGAGCGTGTGGTGCTTTCCGTCTGTGGTAATCTCAAATTCTACGTCGTAATCGCTGCAAAGCTCCTGCAACACTTGGAGGGCGTTCTTCTCGCTGTTCGTGATGTTCTTGTAGTCCGTATCTTTCGGGAACTCGCCTAACGCCCATTTGTTTGGGTATATGCGGTTAATGTTCCAAAGCAATACAGCCAAATGCCCTTGAAGGTCTGCGTAGAATGTTTCGCCGTATGCGTTTTCGGGCAAATGGTAATGAACATCTATTAAATCGTACTGCAAGCCTTCCAGCCGCAATTCGTAGGAATAGCGGCGTTCGCCGTTCTTGGTGGGTTCGGGCAGCTGGTTCAGCTTGTAGGGCTTGCCGTAAATCCGTGCCGTGTCGCCGATGCGCAAATCCAAAGGCACGGCGGACGAAACGGTAATACTTATAACGTCGTCAGAAAGTAAGGCGGTTTTCTGTGTCGCCTTACTCACTACGCTAACGCTTTTCTTGCTTATCAGCGGTATTGCTGTCCCGTCCGGGTGGTAAATTATAATTTGTTCCATACTAAATCTTCTTTATGGCTTCTTCAACTGTGTAACCATGTGATAAGCGGTAATATAAATTACTTCGTCTTACTTTGTATTTTTCGGCTAATCTTGTTATCGTTTGTATTTCGCCGTTATACTCTATAAGCCTGTTAGTCCGCTTGTTATTACCTTGTTCTTTGTTCGTCGCCCATTGGCAGTTGCTTGGCTCGTAGTTTCCGTTTACGTCCTTACGGTCTAAAGTTTTCCCCTTTGGACGTTCTCCCATATCAGCAAAGAAATTGGAATAATCGCACCACCTCTCACAAACTTTAATACCACGTCCCCCATAATTTTTGTATTCTGTATTATTGGGGTTATTACAACGGTCTTTCATGTGTAACCAACTTCTATAAGTAGGTGTTTGGGCTTTTGTTTTCCCATGACCGTGCTTAGTAAAAATCCGCTTGCACGTTTTCCCCGTTGCTTCTTTTTTGTGGCATCCGCATGAAAGTGTATGACCGCTTCGTAAATTACCGCTACTAACTTCAACCTTATTTCCACAATCACAAAGGCAAAGCCATTTTACAGAGCCTGCGCTTCTTCTTGCAGTCGCCTCTAAAACTACAAGTTTACCGAAACGCAAGCCCTTTAATTGTTTTATAGTTGCCGCCATACTACGATGCCGTTAGTGGAAAAGTTTGTTACTTCCTCAATCACGCCGCCGACAATGGCGTAATAGATGCCGTTGTCCGCGTAGGTGTGCTTTATGGCGTTGTCGCCCGTGCAGTCGCCGTAAACGTCCGCCGTTACCTCGCCGTCGCCCCAATAGATGGTAATCATCTTGTCGCTCTTTAGCTCTATCTTCAGTTCGCTGGTGGCGTTGTTCATGCGCTGGTGGCGTACCACTCGCTTAACGGGGTCGGGTTCTTTCAGCTTCAAGGAAAAAGTACCTATCATCTTGTCGTCGTGCCAACGCTTGGAAGGTGCTACGCCATCTTCGCAGTAAACCTCGTAAACCAAAGGCTTTGTAGGGTGGATGGAAATCATAAGGCGTTGCGTTCCGTCCTGTCTAAGAAGGTCGAAAACGCGGTTTACCCTCTCTGTAAAATCCATCTTACCCTTTGCGCGAAGCCAGCAGTTAAGCGTTATTTCGCGTGCTTGGTAGCGTTTTTCGGTAAGGTCTATTACCTCGCCGTGGTAGTCTGCCCAATCTACGGAGGTGGGTGTCTTTAGCTTCGGAAGGTCTAACACTCCCGTAGAACTTTCTACATGCAAATCAAGGTCGTTAAAACTAACGCCGCCTAAGAAGTATTCAAGTTGCGAAATGTTGTTAAGTTCTTCCGCTATCTCGGCTTCACTCAGCGCAACATCGTAGATTTTCAACTCGTCCAAATCGCCGTAGCCGTATTCTGTGCCGTAAATGTCTTGCACCAAAGCCACGCCCGTTAGGGTGGTCGGCAGGATGAAGCTGTCTATTAGCTGCGTGTCTAAGTAGATGCTTACCGCGTTACCCTGTTTCTTGACCGCGTAGTAACCCCAGCTATCGGGTTCTATGTCTATCCAACTTTCGCGGTAGCCCTCCATTTGGTCGGTATTGCAAAACAAACCTATTCGCTTTGCCGTGCATCCGTCCTCGTACTTCCCGGCTTTAATCCACGCTATAATAGTGAAGTTGCCCGAAAGTCTTACTACGTCGTTGTCTATGTCGGCGTGTCCGTTCCCGTCAAAATGGATGCAGTTGCCCTGCTTGCCGGAAACAAACGTACAATCAGTAACCGTTGCGTCGTGGCGGTTCTGTGCGTAGTCGTATGCCACTTGCGAGCCGCTGGCTTCGTCAAACGGTAGGTTAAGTATCACGTTATTCTCTGTTGCCATAATTATTCGCTTTTATCAATGACTTTAATAGTAGCGTTGTCGGTCGCGTCCTTGGTAAGTGTTCCGCCGTGAAGGAACACACTAACGTGAGCCGCGCCGCTTGCCGTTATCGTTACTTGCGCCCTGTCTGCAACCTCAATACAGACTACCGCGTTATCGGTTGCCGTTACCTCCAGCCGCGTGTCCTCACGCGCCCAGATCTGCGCAACATCGAAGCCGCTATAACTTGCCTTGCCCTTTGACGTGCCGAAGGCTATAACGTACTTGCCGCTTTTTACGCTGATGGGGTCGCTCATGAAGATTCCGAAATGCTGGCGTAGTCCGGCAAACTCCGCGCGAAGCTGCGCGGATGGATAGTTGTTTTCTACGCAGAAGTCCAAACCCTTAACGAACAGCGTTAGTAACCGTTCCTTTGAAGGCGCGTTTAGGATGAACTCGTGCCACTCGCTGCAAATGCCCTTTGCCTTGGCTTCTGCCGCTAACCTTTTCTTTAGTTCCTTTAGCTCCATGCCTTTAGTCTGTTATACCTTGCGAACGTAGCCCGTTACTGTCGTCTTTACTCGTAAGGTGGTTTATAATACTTTGTACGCGGTCGGCTATTATGCCTATACCCTTATCCACGTTGGCGAGGTGCATCAACTGCTCCCGTATTAGCTGAATACTTGTTACTTGGTTCTGCCTTACGGCATTCGTCTGCCCTGCCAACAGGTCTATACTTTCTTGGCTCGCGCTTGAAATCGCGCCGCTTAGTGTGGAAGGGTCGGTATTATCCAAATCCGTAAACAAGTCTTTGTACATATCCATCGCGGCTGCAAAGTTCGCCCCGGCTTCCTGTATGGCTTTCTTAAACCGCGCTTGCTCCGCCTCCGTCAGTCCGTCAAACGAGCCGTTACCTTCTTCGTCGAAGCCCATATCTTTTTGAAGCTGCTTTATTGCGTTCTGCAATGGCTTCTCTAAGAATTGCAATTTTAGCGCGTTCTTGACCGCGTTTTTAAGAACATCGTTAGCGACATCGCCGAAAGCCTTTGCCGCGTCCTCGCCGCCCTCAAACGCTTCTACAAGTGCGTCGGCTAAGTTATTGGCGAGGTCGCCAGCGGTGGTCTGCGTGATGCTCTGCGTTATCTCGTCTATTATATCTTCAATTTGCCGCCCGACTTCGCGGTATTGCTCTTCCCATTCTGCTATGCGGTTTTTGTCGCTTTTCTTCTTGCTCTTCTCGTCGGATATCATGCCTTGTATCTCGTTTTGCTGGGCGCGAAGGTTTTGTATTACCGCGCTTTGGTTTTGGTACACCGTTTCGCCTAACGCCTTGTCTACGGCGTGTTCCAACTCGTTGTAAGCGTAGCCTAACTTTTTTACCGCTTCTTGGTGTTTCTTTATTGACCTCTCGGCTTTGCGGTCGCGGAAATTGAAAAGGTCGAAGGCTGACGAAAGCAAACCTACTGAGCCTTGAATAACGCTTAACGGGTTGCCCGTGGCTAAACCGCTTGCAAGTTGGCTTGCGCCGTCCATCATGCCGCCTATGTCGCCTAATATGGCTTCCGTTTCCTCGTCCATCGAAATGCCCATTTTCTTAATGCCGCCTACAACACTATCGAAGCATCCCGATACAAAATCTATACTGCTGCCTATACTCTTGAAGGCATCCTTAAAACCTTGGCTTACGCTCTTGGTCTGCCCGGTTTCCTTGTCTAACGCGGCTTGAAGCACGTTTAGCTGTTCTTCGCCCTCGGTGGTTATCTTCAGTTCTATCTTCTGTTTGTTAAGCTCGGCAATCTTGCGGCGCAGGAAGTCTATGTAGGTTGAACCTTGGCTAAGAAGGTCGGCGTATGCGTCCTTTGCTGAACCAGCTAATATCTCGTCGGAACTGTTTACCGCTTCCGTATATTCTTGGTACTGCTTCTTCTTATCCTGCAAGCTCTTTACAAACGGGTCGTCGCTCTCCAATAGTTTTTGAGCCTTCATCGCCGTGCGTAGTTCTGAAAGGCTGTTTTTCAGCGACAGGAAGGGGTTACGCTTTTCCAACTCGTTACGCGCCGCCATAAGCTGGTCGTTAATCGCCTTCAAGTCTGCCGGGTTGAACTGTGCGGAAAGGTTTATTTTCTTGTTGTTTATATCCTGCAACAGTTTGTTAATCGTGGAAGTACTTAGGCTTGAAATGTCGCTAAACAACTGATTCCAACTCTCGGTAGCCATAAGGCGTGAGGCTGCAAGTTTGCTTACCTCCTCTTGCTCCTTGGCGTTTATCTGCGAAATCATGGCTAAGTTGCCTTGTTTCTCGGCTTCCGCGCGTTGCTGGCTGTACTTCTCTTGTATCGCTGTCAGCTTCTGCTGGTAGCTTTGGTATTCCTCCAAAAGTTTGTCGTACTGCTCGCTTCCGCTACGCTTGGCGTATTCTTGGCGTTTCTTCTCCAAACCTTCCAGCGCGGCTTCGGCTACCTTCCTTTCTTCCTCTGTGGATGCTTCTGCGGCTTGCTTTGTCAATAGCTCGCGGTTACGGGCGTAGCTCTCTTCAAAGTCTAACTTTTCTTGGAGATACCCTGCGTATTCCTTCAGAAGTTCGGCGGTTTCTTTCTTCGCCTGTTCCTTGGTGTCGGTTTCCTTGGTGTCTAAGCGTTCTTTCTTGGCGTTGTCTACGTCGGAGTTGTCGTTCTTCAACTCCTCGCGCTTCTTGGCTATTACTGCTAACTGCTCGCCTATGGTCTTGCACTGCTCCAGATCCTTGTTTAGCTGCGCGTCGAAGTCAGAAAGTACGGCTTCCTTGGTGGCTTCCGCTATCTCGTTGTTAAGTGTGGATAGGTTCTTCAAGTCGGTAGCGGTTTTCTTAGCCTTGCTTTCGATGTTGTCGCGCTGCTTATTCAAATAGTCTAAGTAGCTTGTACCGCCTTTAAGGAGGGCGGCAAACTCTGTCGGCGCAGCTTCCCTTACGGTCTTGTCCTCGCTTGTTACCCATTTGAGGTACTTGGCGTAAAGTTCCTTTCGCGTCTTTAGTTCTTCCGCGTATGGGTCTTTTGTGGTCTTGCTACCGCTGCCGCCGCTTTTGCTTCCTCCCTTGTTGGACTTGTAACTAAGGCGTTCTACTTCGGCTTCTTGCTTGGCTATCTTTTTTGCCAAACTATTACGTTCGGTATCTGTGCCAGCCTTCTTGTAAAGGTCGCGAAGTCGGCTAAGTTCCTTTTCTGCGGCTTCCACGCTTCCGGCTACAACTTGCCCGGCTTGCAGCCCTATCTTCTTCAAATAGGCTTGTTCTTCCTTGGTAAACTCTAATTGCTGTTGGATTAGCGCGTTTGCGTTCTTCTGCATATCCGCAAGCTCTTGCTTTGCCTTTATCTTGTCTTTGTTGTCTTCAACTTTTGTATATTTTATCATCAAGCCCTTTGTATATTTCTTCTTGTCGGGCATGGCATCTATTTCGGCTTGTTTCTTAATAATCTTTTCGTATTGTTCGCTTGCGAGGTTCTGTGCGGCTAACGCCTTGGCTTTGGCTATACATGCCGCCGTGAAGTTTGCCGTGTTGTTTACCAGCAAGTCTTCGGCTTCCTTTGCGTTACGGACGCTAAAGCCCAAATCGGCGAATTTGTCCGCGTTGTCCTGCACCCATTTTTCCCTGTCCTTCATAGACCCGGTAAGGCTTAACCACTCGCTTTGCAACTCCTTGTAGGCGAAAACAGGCTTAACTGCTGCTTCCGCTACTTTCTTGTTGAACTCGTCGGCTTGTTTCTTCGCTTCCGCTTGCTTGCTGGTGTAATGCTCAATAATGGCAATAACCGCCGTTATCGCTGCTGCAAGTCCTAACGTAAGCGTAGACATCAATACGGTAGCCATAGCGTTGGAAACGCCCAAAGCCGCAGCAAGCCGTGTGTTTGCTGCGGTAAGCATGTCCTTTGCCTTGGCTACTAATACAAGCTGGAAGGCACTGTTTTTGTTAAGCTGCGTATAGGCTGTTTGCAAAGCCATCGTTATACTCATAAGGCTCTGCACCTTTACCATGATGCGCTGTAAGTTCTCGTTCTCCCCTGCAAACAGTCCCATAGCACCCGTTACGGCTTGGTAGCCGCTGGTCATAAGCGTCAAGCCGCTAATAACCCCGGCGAACATCTTGTTAGGGTTCGCCAATACGGTAGCCTGCTTGTTTGCCGACTTCATGGCGGCTGTAAGCCGTGCTACTTCCTGCTGTTGCTTGGTGTACTCCTCCGTTCCGCGTTGCCCTGCTGCCGCCATCTGCATAAGCTCCTCCTTTGCCTTGCGTAGCTGGGTACGGATGGATTCGTACTTGTTGTTCATGTTGTCTAAAGCCGCCTTGCGCTCGTTTAGGGCTTGTTCCTCCTTCAGCAGCGCGTCGGCTTGCTGCCCTGCTTCGTTTATAATCTGCTGGCGTACTTTAATTTCTTTCTCCAACTCGCGGCGGCGGTTCTGAATGTTGGTAAATTCCTTTTCCGCTCCGGGTGTCATGTAGGCTGTGTTCAACGCTTCGCCTAACTCCTTGTACTGCGCTTTAAGTTTCCTTATCGCCGCGTCGTTGGTGTCTACAATGGTGTCTATTTGCCTAAAGCCCTTGTCTATTGCCGCTTTCGCCGCTTCAAAGACTTTTTCTATATCCTTGCCGCCCTTCACTGCTTCCGTGCTGAACGTCTGAATAGCTTTCTTACTCTCGCTTATTACTTGCAAAAGTTGTTTGTTTGTTCCCGAAATCTCGAAGGACAAACCGCCGCCTTGTATGTTCATCGGTTGAAACTATTTATAATTTTCATTACCTCGTCCGCGTTGTCGTCCGTAAGCACTATTTCGGTATCTTCCTTTTTCGTGTCCTCGTCCTCAACGCCGGGCGCGTCTATTAGCATCCTTTGCACCGTCCCCCACGGTATGCCGTGCAGGAGGTAGTCCAACGTCCAGCCGAAGTGCGAACACACCGAGCCACGCCGTCCGTGTGGACTTTTTAGCCCTGTTCCTCTATAAGATTTGTTATCGGGTCGCTTGTGCGTGTTGCGCTCATCAATCTTATAGAGTTTATAAAATCCCCTAAGTTGCTCACGTTTGTTATCAATATGGCAAGCGTCAGCAGTTGCGAAGGGGTTACGCTGTGGCTGAATAGCGAAGTAAGCCGGGCTAAACGCTTTTCGTTGGGCTTGCGTACAAAGTAGCCGCCCTTGTCGGTCACGTCGTAGTAATCTTCACCTAAAACGGCGGTAGCTACCACTTTGGCGAGTTTCTTGGCTTCCTTGTTTGCCAGCTGCTTCGCGGTCGCCAAATAGTCCGCGTCGTTTAGCTTGGTTTCGTCTATCGTCATTTCAAGCCAAAGCATACTAAGGCGGTCAAGTGTGGATAGGGTCGGTTCTGCTATACGGAAAACCTTCTTTTCCTTCACTTGCTCACGCTTTCGGAAATATCCCCAAAATCCGGGCTTCCGTCTGCGGTAGGTTACTTCAATGTCGAAAGTAACGCCTTCGTTTATCATCTGCCTTAACTCGCCTTGCTCGCGTGTAAGGTTGTCTAACTTTTCGTTCTCCATGCTGCTTTAATCGAAGAAAGCCCCGAAAACAATGTAACGGGGCTTTCGGTTGGTAATCGGTTCGTCTGTCGCTGGGTTAGGCTTTTACGGCTTTGCTGGCTTCTACCATTGCTTGTAGGTTGGCTTTGTCCGCGTCTGAAACCTTGCCTACATACAGTTTCTTCAAGCCCGTAGTAGTAGGTTTCATCACGGTTGCCGTTACCTCAATGAGGAGCAAGCCCTTCTTTGAAAACTCGCCGTTGAACTTGGCTTTAAGTTTCGCGCGTGGAATTAGGAACTTCAAGCCCTTCTTTGGAAGAATGATAAGCGATTCTTCTACCTGTGCTTCCGCGTCGGGATATGCCCAAACGTCGGATGCAACCTCGCCGCCGAAAAGTCGTTTAAGACATTCCAGCGTGGGGTTCATGATGGAATAAGAAAACGTAATCTTTCCTGCTTTAGAAATTTCTTCTATCGCGTCATCTTCCTCCTCGGCGTAGAACTCGGTGCTTTCTCCGTCCTCCTGCGCCATCTTCGCTGTGTCCTCGTAGGTCAAACCGAATTTTGTGTACCCGGTTTGCTTGAAGTCGGCTGTTGTCGGCTCGCCGGACTTTCCCAAAATCGCGGCTAAACCTAATGTTACGATGTTCATGTTATTTCTGTTTTAATGAATGTTCCAACTTATCCGTATGTTACGGTAGTGCTGGTTTACTTGTTGTTCTTGTAATACGATGTCGCTCTCTATCCAAAATTCAAGGTCGGCTATATTCTGCGCGTCTAAGTAGCTTACAAGCGCGTCCCCAATCTCGCGCAGCCGCTCGCGGTTTGCCTTCCTCTGCTCCTTTCCGCGTATCTTAACCTTTTGGTCGGATGCGTAGATGTTCACGTTGGAAGTTCCCGTTTGTGGCTTGTCGTGCGTTACGGTTATGGTGTTGATAACTATATCCTCGGTTTCGCTGTCGTCGGGGCGTTCGCCCTGTGTGCAGACGATTCCCGAAATCTTCACTACTCCCGTACTCACGGCTTGCGCTGCTATCTTGTACAGAATATCATCCGTATCTATGGAACTGCAATTTTTCACTACTCAAATGCTTTCTTTACGTTAGTAACTAAGTCGGCTAATTCTTTGGCGATGTCCTTCTCGGCTTGCTTCTCGGCTGATGTAAGCACGTCGCGCCCCTTGCTCTCAACGTGTACCGCGTAGTTCATGCCAGCCACCACCACAAGCGCGTAGCCCTGCGTCTGCTGTCCTACTTGCTTGGCAAGTCCGTAGCCTACGTTAGAGCCATTGTATGTGGCGTTCTTTGGCTGTTTGCGCTCGCCGTTGGGCGGTACGTTCTCAAACGTACTCATAGCGTGTTGTTTGCCGTCCACGAACACAACGTAGCCAATAGACGAGCGAAGGTTGCCCGTTTGGTCTGTCCAGTTGTTCTCGTGTGGCAAACGTGCCAACTTAACGGCTTCCTCACCAACACGGCAAAGGCTTTCTATTATCTGTTTGTCTATCTCCTTCAGCAGAAGGTTAAACACGTTGTCTATATCGCTTTTGAACTGTGCCGTTATACCCATAATCTTGAATGTAACCTACCTTTGTCGAACTTTAAGCACTCGCCCGAAATCCTTACAACTCCCGAACTTTTAGCTTTTGCCATGCTCTCTTGGTCAAGCAACGCCGACGGTTCTAACGGCTCATCCGCTATTGCTAATTCCGTCCCTTCGGATATTCTCTCAACTCCTACGGGTATTTGGATAAGCGACGCGAACGTAACAAACTTTCCGCTTGCAGCCTGTATCTGCGTACCCTTACCATTGGTTTCCTCACGGCATCGGCTGTGGTAAGTCCACGCGCCGCCGCTGGTGTGCCAGCTGCCGTTAGCGTCCTGCACGGCTTCGCCTTCGCTGGTGCGCTTGTAGAGGTAGTGTGGGTATTGTCGGTTTACTACGTCCGTTACCATCTGTTGCTTCTGTTTCTGACCTTTGGCGTAGTTACGGGCGTAATGCCCAATTCGCCGCAAGTCTGATTATACCAAAACTTTATAGCTTTCCAATTCCACGAAACGGAATAACCGCCTTCGCTGACGTTGGCAAGCGGAATAACAGAGCCGAACTCCTTGCAAAGGGCGCGTTTCGCGGTCGTTATCTCTACTTCCGCGTCCGGGTCGGGTATCGCGCCTTGCTGGTTGGCTAATATCAGTTCCACATCGCCGCCCTCAACTCCAAAGCGTGAAACGGTACGGGTAAGCCATTCTTTGTATGTCATAAGCTAAAGGGTTAAAGCCGGAAGGGCTTAACTTGTCGGTTCAAGCCCTCCCGGTTGTTGTTAGTGATTCCATGTCGCGCTGTTGGTGGAAAGCAGCCACGAACGCGAAGAGGAAAGCCACGCCGGGAAAGCGTTAGCAATACCCATTGTTACCTCCTCCAGCGGCTCTTCGTTGGCAAACTTCTTGATAAGCGTGTGACCGTTCAAAGCCTTTATAGCGGCTGAACCCTTTACGTTCATGTCCGCTGGCTTCTTCCAATAGGTCTGCCCCAAAACCTTGCTTTCGCTGAACATTACCACGTTTTCGGCGAATGGGTTGCCGCTGAATGGTCGGCTACCGTCGCCCAATTCGATGGTAATGTCTTGGTCTATTACGACAATCTGCAAGCCGCGAAGGTAGGACAAACCGCGAAGGGCGGTGTTTACTTGCTCTACGCTTGGGGTCTGCTGGATGCCGAGCGCGTTTGCTGCGAATGAAGCGCAAATTTTCTGTACCTCCTCACACTCCGTAAAGGTGGCGAAGGTGTCAAGCGACATAAAGGCAAACTTCAAGTTATGCCCCTTCTTCTTAGATGCCTTAACGACAGCCTTAAAGTCCTTGGTAATCGGCTTCGCTGATGTGGAAGTCGCCCAATTTGCCGAACCCGTCGCAAAGCCTACCTTTTGGTCGGCTGGCAGCAAATAGTCTACGTCGTATTCGCTGATAACGCTCACGTTGTTTGTGTTTGAAAGGGTAATCTTACCCAACGAGATAGACTGCAACGCCATCCACTCCAAACGGGCGGCTACGGCTGTCCAGCAAAAGTTGGTATCTTCTGCCCATGCGTCCACCAAAGCGCGAAGGTCGGGGTTCTGCGAAGTCATGGCTACCATGATGTCGTAGTCGTTCAGTTCCTCGTCGTTCTTGGTGCGCTTTACGGCAATCTTGGGAATATCGCCCTGTATGCGCTGAATTGCTTCGCGCGTCTTGGTGTCAATGGTTGCGCCCCTCGCTACCAAATCGGCGGCAATCTTCAAGCCTACCTGTGTTTCCAAAGCCTTCCACGTCAAAGTATAGGTTTCCTTCAACGGGAACAGCGTGGGGTAGTAGTAGGGCTTCAAATCGTAGGTATTGATTACGGCTTGCATGTCGCGTTCGTTAAGTCCGCGCATTAAAGTTCCTATCATAACTTACTCACGTTAAATTAAGACAATACCGGGAAGCGCGGCTTTTATGTCGTCGCTTGCTGCCGGGATAACACTCTCTTTGAACTGACCAATAGTAACGGCTGTTACGAAATGGTTGTTAAGGGCTTCCACGTCGTAGCCGTCGCCCGTCATGGCTTTCGGCTTGTACTTGAAGGCTGCGCCGCTGGCGGCTTCTGCCTTGGCTTCTACAAGCGCGTCGCCTACCTTCACGGCTGCGCCGAGGGTAGTGCCTACGGTTATTGTGTCGTGGGTCGCTTCGCTGCTGTCAATGCCTGTAACGGCGTAAGCCTTGCCGCCTACCTTGACCATGACGAAATCGCCCTTTTTGAAGTGATGACCTTTAGCCACTTTGTAGGAAGTGGCGGCGTTGGTCGCCGCTTCGGTTACTCGCGCTGTCTTGACTGCGTGGAAAAGCCCGGCTTCGTCCTTGCCGATAACCGTGCCTTCCTGCAACACTCCACCAGCCACGAGGTCGGCAGAACAAACGGTTACACCGTTCGGAATGTCTGCCAAATTGTGGGTGCAAGCGTGTACTACGCGCTTGTCCTGCTTACGGTCTATTCTTAAACCCATGTTTGTGGAATTTTTACGTTAGACTTCCTTGCCCGTTAGGGGCTTGTTCTCACTCTCTGCGATACGCGCCTTTATGTAGTCTGCTACGCCGCTACTAATCCCGTCCTTGTTCACGGCTCCAAAGATGGGCTTTTCGTGTCCTTGCAGTCCGCTGTCGGCGTGTTCCTGCTGCAAAGCTGCGATGTCGCCTTGCGCTTCTGTCAGGTAGCTGTTGAAATCGTCGTCGTTGGCAAATGTGGTGTTAGCGCGGTCGAAGTTGCGCAACATCATTTCACGCTGCCGCCCCTCTACCTTGGCTTCGTCCAACTTGGCTACAAATAGTTCACGTCGCGAAGTCGCCACCTTATCGGCGTTAAGCGTGGTAATGCTGTCTTGCACGCCCTTCAGCTTGCTGTCAATAAGTTTGCTAATCGCGTCCAGCGTCACCGCTCCGCTGTCTGCTGGCTTGTTGGGGTCGGGCGCGGGATTGGGGTCGGGCGTGTTCTTCTCCTTGAAGTCGTACTTACGTCTAAGCCCTTCTTCGTAGGTGTCGTTTGCCTTCTTAATCTCCGCGTCGGCTGTCCTCCGCCATTCCGTTACAAATCCGCTCACCTTGTCGGCGGTAAGTTTATCTACGACTTGGTTAGCTTCTTCTTCGCTTGCAACCTGTAAACCGATAGCGGCTGCCAACTGCTGCAAACCGTCTTTACGCACGCCTTGGAACTTAGCCACAAGTAGTGCTAAAATCTTTTCTTGTAATTCGTTCATAAACTATTGAAAACTAATTTTTCTTTGCAAAGTTAGCGTATTAAGGCGATACGAACAGCAAGAAATTTAGGCAAACACTTCGCCAACACTTCACCACTTTGCAAAAAATCCCCATATATGCCGCTTTGCGATTATGCCGTTTTTAAGCTCTCTACGGCGTTGTTTTTCTTTCGGTGTTCACTTTATCGGCTTGAATGCGAAAACGCCGTGTAGCGGCTTTCTGTGGCGTTGTACGGCTTTTCTTGTGCTGTGGCAGGTGTCGCCTTGTTCTGTGAAGTTCTGTTTTTGCTGTCTGCAATGGCTGGCAAGCTGCGCGTTCTGTTTGTTGCTCTCTTGCTTTTATCTTTTTCGTGAAGGCGCGAAAATGATTTATTCTTGCTTTTATTCAAAAGTCGTTTTCCGTTCCCTTGCTCGCGTGTACGCGCGTGCGCGTTTCAACGACAACAACAATATAATAGATATAGATATTAGATATAGATATAAGGTTGTTTTAGCTTGTTTCAAGTTGTTTTAGCTTGTTTTTACTTGTCTTTATTCAACCTTTGTGTATCAATAAGTTACGGCGTTTCTTCTCAAAAAGGCTTAATAAAGTCTTGTAAGCACGTCTTTTACTAACTTTCAGAAATCGTCCTTTATTATTCTAAAATGAAGGCAAAAACAGAAACAAACAAAAACAACCTAAACGCTATAATTTGTGCTACCTTGTTTTATGTTGTCGTAGGTTGTTTTAGGTTGAATTAGGTTGTATGTAGGTTGTTTTAGGTTATGCGGTGGTTGTATCTCGGTTATCTTTGGTTATGTCTTGGTAATGTTGGGTTATCTCTCGGTTGCGTTCGCTTATCCGTATAAATGACTATGGAAACATAACTATTTCGTTCTGAAAGCGTTGTTTTTATGCTTTTTCTTTGCTCTGTGTCTGTTTTTCGCTTGCGTTCTGCAAATAATTTAGTAATTTTGTGGCGTTGTTCGGGGAGAAATCCGGGCAACATAAGGAAGCGTTAGGTTTTTTGTATTTGAAAATCGCCAAATTTCAACAAATAACGAAAAATGAACCTTACGCGCGGAGTCGTATATCCATACTTGAATATAACGGCAAAGCGCGGCTATACGGTTTATTTTCGTTAGGCGTTTGGCGATGCCTCAAATACATAAACCTATATAGTCCGCGCTTCTTTATGCGGTTAAGTGAAATACTTGCTTCGGGCGGTGGGTGCAAAATTACTAAATTCAGATGAAAAAAATACTTTTTTCGCTGCTCGCTGTAATGTTTGTTTTCTGTGGTTGCTCCAAAGATGACAACGAAGAAGGGGACTACACGGAAAAGCAGCAAAAGGCGTTTGCCCTCTTTAATGGAACTTGGGCAGATGTTCAATTCTCAAACCTCGGCACTTATCCCGGTGCGGAACTTCAACCCGAACCCGATAAAATAGTTTGGGGTACTCACTACAACACGGAAAGGGAAATAAAGACGAGCAGCTATATGGAAGGCGAAAAAACGGGCTTTCACGCGCAGGGCGAATGTAGCTACTTCCGTGTTGCTTTTAAGGGCGAGCCGTATGAGGAAACAAAATGCTACTACTACGTTACGCCTTCCGCTAACACTTTGTCGCTTTGGTCTGTATCTGAAAACAAGATGCTACACACCTACGAACTAAGTATTAAAAGCGAAAGCCAATTCTATTTGTATCAATCGGGGATAACCCTTCCGTATATCTTTGAAAAGCAATAAAGCAAGTTTTGAGTAGTTCTCGCTATTGCAAAATACAAAAGCCGTCGCGTATCAATGTAACGCGGCGGCTTTGTCTTTCTGCGCTGGCTGCTGTATCAGCCAATCGGCGTAATAAGTCCAACGGTACAACCGAGGGCGGCGGCTATGCGGTAGAAGGTAGAAACCTTCGGTTCTATCTGTCCGCTTTCGATGCGCGTTATATAGGCGCGGTCTGTGCCTAACCTCCGCGCTAATTCAGCCTTGCTAATCTTGGCTTTCTTCCGCGCGTCCTCAATTATCGCGCCTGTATAGAAGGTATAGGCGCGTTCTTCCGCTTCGGCTCGCTCCGGCGTTCCTTCCTTGCCAAAGCGTTCATCTATCAAAGCGTCAATGTCGTAAATGTCCTTTTTAATCTCCTTTGCTTGCATAATACTCATCCTTTAGTTTTAATGCCCTTTTAATCTCGTTAGCTGGTGTCTTTTGCGTTTTCTTCTGGAAGCCGTTGAAAAGTACGACTATCTTGTTACCGTCAAATATGAAGAATATGCGGTAGATGTTGCTGTTGTACTCTATCCGTACTTCAAAAAGCCCGTCGCGTATCGCCTTTATAAACTTGGTCGGTAGGCGGTCTTGTGTGCGTAGCAGCATCAGAACGTATAATACCTTGTCTTGCGTCCCTTTGTCAAGTTCGGCAAAGAAGGTGTTGAAGTAGTCCTTATATGCTATTATTTTCCTGTTCATCGGTTATGTTCTTTTGTTGTTGCAAAGTTAGTGAATGTTGTAATACTATACAACAAAATACCCGATTATTTTAGTCTGAATAGTTATGTTTGGGTACGTTTGCGCCTTTTCCTCGGCTTTTGGCTGTGTCCGTGCGGTTACGTTTGGTTATGTTTGTACCGCTCACGGCTCTAAAAAGTTTTGCGTAAATGCTTGAAAATGGCTAACTTTGTGCAAACAATACAATTATATGGAGCGTGTACGACTGACAAAGGAAGAAAAAGCAGTTTTGCGTATGCTGCAGAATACTGACGTTTGCCCCGTGGCTTACCCGAAAAGCAAGTTTAACGGCGCGGTTCGTTTTCTGCAACGTAAAGGGCTTGCGCGTGGCTTTTGGTCGGAAGAGGAAGGTTTGGTTTGCTCTGTACTGACTGATGAAGGAACAGAATACCTTGCTACTTATCCGCGTTTGACAAATCCTATAAATTGGGGTAAAGTTGGAGCTATCGCCGCTTGTATCTCCGTGCTCTTGTCTGTTCTTGCCATGCTGGTTGCTTGCTCCGTAATCTTCAAATAATACGCTATATGAATTACAAAGAATTGATAGGTAAAACGGTATTCGACTTTACCAAAGATGAAGCTTTACTTAAAAAGGTTGCAAACTATTCCCCAAATGACCCGATGCACGGCTTTTCTAAGGAATATATATTAGATAGTTCTTCAATCGTTCATGCACAAATGCTTCAAAAATTGGCTGCTGAACTAAAAAATAAGGAACTGCTTAAAGCTGCAAAGAAATTGGAGGAGGTGCGCTGGAAAGAACAATATGAAGAAATGAATAGAACGGGGTTAGTAATAGACTAAAAGGAATTGCTTAAATATGAATATCCCTAAAATTAAGACAACAGAAGGCAAAGAGCCCGTTACAATAGTCCCGAACAAACTATTAGTAGAAGCGTACTTAAATGCCGCTACAAATATGGAAGAAAAGGAATTAGTAGAACTTTTGCGCTATGCCGAGCCTTCACACGAAAAAGCGGCTACAATCTTACGCAAATGTCTAAAAGGTTCTGCTACCCTTGTGGCTGTCTATCCCGGAAACGAACAAACGCCGCCCAAAGGAGCGACGCTTGTAGGTGCTATCCCGGACGGGGGGCTATACCTCGTTTAGAACTTCAACGACTGTATTAAGTCTATCATTTCCGCATATTCCGTTGGTAAATACTTTTGGAATATGCGGTTTCCTATAAATGTGTTTTCAAAACAATGTGCTAAATACTCATGTTCTGACATGCCAGGGTAATTAAAGTATTTGGTACTATGTCCCCAACCGACAGAATTTATAAGGCTTTTTAGCGTGTCTTGTACTGCTGCTATCTGCTCTATTACATCGTCTTTCGTAATACCTCTTTTCGTGAAGGTTTCGGGTTTCATACTCTTTATTTTGTAGTAAAGTCTATCCAATCTATCCGAAACAGCCTTAGCCTTCATTACTTGCTTCGTTACTTCTTTTTCTTCGTACTCCCATGTTTTCTTATTCAGTACTTTCTCTTTGGTCTTTATCGTTACCCGTTTGCGAAGTCTTGCTATTTGCTTTTTGCGAAGTTCTTGTACACTATCCGTATAAAGCAGGTCGCGCTGATCTGCGATGGCGTGTCCGAACTCATGGTAAACTACGCTTATCTTTTCCCACTTTGAAGCCTTGCCACGGCTAACGCTATCAAGAACTACGGTTTTGCCGTGGTCTGTTTCGTAGCTGCCTTTATTCGTATGTGGTATTTTAAGCGTTGGCTTTTCTTTAAGAAGGTCGAAAAAGTCTTTTCTAAAAACGTAATCTTCGCCATCTAAATACTCTTTGCCTTTCTTCAGTGCTTCGGGCATATTCTTGGAATATTCTATTTTGGCTTCCTCAGCCTTAATCTTAGCAAGTTTGGCTACCACTGCACTAAACGCCGCCTTTAGCTTGCTGGTGCAATCGCTGTAATAATGTGCGGTCGTAACGGCGTTGTCGCGCAGCTCCCTGTCGCAAATGTCTGTTATCTCCTTGTTGCCGTTGGCTTGCGTCTTGGCGAAGTTAGAAAGCTCGTTATACGCTTCTATCCATGCGTCCTGCCGCTTCATGCCTATCTCGTCCAGCCGTTCCAACTCTGCCAATAGCGCGGCGCGGTTTCCTGCCGTGCGTAGGCTATCCACGTTTGAAAGGTCTAAGCCCAAAGCGTAAGCCCACCGTTTAAGCATGGATATCCGCGTGTCAAATTCCGTGCAGGGCTGTACGGCGTTCATCGTCTTGGTTGGAATAACCGGGTTAAGTCCTCCTTCAATCCTACCACCTACAAAGTTGTCGCGAATGTAGTAAGGTTGCGACTTCCAGCCTTTGGCGCGTTCTAATATGCTGTCTATGTATTCCCGGAACTTGCGCGGCACGTCCACCACTGAACGGCGTGAAGGCAGACTTTTGTAAGCCTTGCCGCGTACAATAGCCTTTAGGCGGTTGGCGCGGTCTTGGTTGTACTCGTCGTAGTCTGACAATATCGGCACAACGTAACACCGGCATTGTGGATGCCAGCCTACAAACTTGAAGGTTTTAGGGTAGTCGCCCCATAACTCGTCGCAAATATCCACCAAAGGCACGGGTTCGCCCTTGCTGTTCATTATCGTGTGGTTGTTGCTTAGACAAACGCGAATACCTACAACAAAGTCCAACTTCTGCCAGCGTAAGAACTCGCTTTCGCGGTAAGCCATGTTTATTTCCGTCCGTGCCAATCGCTGCGCGTTCTTGGCTGAACTCCTGTAAACGCCTTGCCCCGGATGGTACATCTTGGCTGCCTTGCTCAACCTCAATACGCCGCCCTTGTCGCGAACACGGCGGTAAAGACGTTTAGGCTCTTGGAGGTAGCTGCGCAAATCGCGGCTTAACTGCTGCGCGTCCCTTCCGTCGCCGATGGCTACGTCTATGCCTAATTCTATGGCGGCTTTCATGTCCTCGGCTTGCTTCCATACGCGCTCGCTTAGTCCCATGCCCTCAACCTTGCGCCGCTGGAAGGTGCTAAGGGCTTCTAAGTTTCTGCCTTGGTACTGTTCTACCTCCTCCTTCGTCAGTTTGGAAGTGCGAAGAATGGAACTTATAAAAGCGTCGTTCTTGTAGGTCGCCGCCAGCCACTCGCTTTGCGTCCCGGAAGTAATCACGCTTTCCACCTTCTTTGCGAGCCGCTGCATGATGCCCTGCGCTTGCTTTCGGGCGCGTGGGTACTTGTCGAAGGAAAACACGGCATCGCCTTCGGGTGCGTCCAAACTCGCGCCCAATCGGGCGTACTCGTCGCATGCTGTCTTATAAACGCGGTCTATCTGCCGGGCGTACCGCTCGGTATTGGCGTAGTGTCGCGCGTCAAAGCCGCGAAGTTGTATAATAAGCTGGGTTCTTTCGTTCTCCGGCATGGTCGTTTTCGTTATTTTCTTTGGATTTTGCATATAAGCGCGTTTCTTGCCGTGGGTATGGAAACATACACCTTGAACACGAAAACGCGCTTATATGGTCTTAAAACGTGTTGTTTTGATACGCTTGCGGTTAAAATGTGGGTTCGCCCTGCTGGTAGCTGCTTTCTTTGGCTTCGTCCTTTTCTATGTCCGCTATCTCCTCGTCCACGTCGTCAGCCCAGCCCAAACGCTGCACGGTTGCGCGGCGGCTTGCTATTGGCTGCTGTCCGTTGGCTGCTTGCAAAATATTTATCTTGCTAAGTTCGTCTTCGATGATGTACGGCGTTATCTTCGGTTCTATAATCAAGTGGTCGGCGGCTTGCTTCCACTCTAAGTTAGCTTCGGCGAAGAAGGCTTTAAGCACGTTAATACGGCGTTGCAGATAGTCTGCAAACACTTCGTTTTTGTCCTGTACCTTCAGATGAGCGTCCATGAACAGCAACTTTAAGGCTACGCCACTAACCGCGCCTATGCCCTTGACCGTATCAAATGAAATGTCGGGCGTTTGCGTTATGGTGTAAATCATGCGCAGGAGCGTGTCTATTTCAAGTTTCACGCTTTCGGGCGCGTTCTGCCATGAAAGGTAGGTAGCCTTCGCGCCGTCCTCGCCTTCGATGATGCCCCCTGCTTCTCCCTTGCGGCAAAAGCCCTTGATACTGCCTTGTACAAATATCTTGGGGCTTGCGTGGTAGTCGTTGGTATCGGCAAAGTTGGAAAGAAGTTTTTCCAAACGGTCTATAAGGCTTTGCACGTCCTCCCATTCTACTTGCGGCTGGCTGGCGTATATCACGGGTATTTTGCCTATCGTGAGTTTCTTGGGGTAGCCCTCCACCAATTCCCAGTTATTGCCGGAAGTGGCGGTTTCAAGTCCTTTGCACGTCCATAAATAGTGGTTGTCCTTGGTGTACGTTTCAAAGTAGGTGCGCGTTACGAGGTCGCTGTCCTTGCGCGTGAACTGACGCGAAAAAGCCACGAGGTCGCGTGCTTCGTCAAAGTATGGGTAAAGCCTGTCGCCGAACATCGGGCTAAAGATGGCTACCTTGAACTTTATGTTTTTCTTGAAGCCGTAAAGTTCGTGCGGCTCTGTTTCCACGGGATACCAAAGTTCGGCTACCTCGGTAGTGCTGTAAAGGCTTCGCGCTACCCTGCGGTTGAGCGTTCCTTCCTTGACATCGTAGAAAACGCGCTTTAAGGCGTTCAAAAGTGCCTTTTCCTTCTCGTCCTTGGGGTTGGCGTTGTATATTACCGGGTTGCCGAAAGTGAAGGCTACCGCGCGTTTTACTACGAGCTTCTGCATGGCTAACGCTATACGCGCTACCTTCTCAATCCTAAAGCCCTGTTCGGTCGTTTCCTCCGCGTTGGGGTTGATGTTCTTCACCTCGCCGTACTCGTCGCTGTCCTTATCCACTACTACCAGCTTGTCGGGACGGATTAACGGGTCGTTGATGGCGTGTGTCTTGGGGTCGTACTGCATGGCGTACTGTATGGCGTTGGGTTCGGCCGTGGTGCGTCCGTTCCTCAACTCGTTTATAGCTCCCGTAATGTCGCCTTCGCCTTTGGCTACCTTGGCTAAAAGTTCTTCTATCGTCATAATCGTTCTTTGTTATGTTATGGAAAAATGTTACTTAACTTCTGCGGCTTGCCGCTGCGCTTCTCTATTGTTCCCGTCAAAGCGTCGGGCGCATCGTCGTGGGCGTTCTTGCCTACCTTCTTGTACTGCGTTATATCTTGGTGGAACTTCGGATAAAGGTGTTCCCAGCCTTTCGGAAAGTACGTTAGGTTCTGCACCTCTGCCGAATAGTTAAAGATGCGTTCGTCCTTGTTTAGTGTTTGGTGAAACCACGTTACGGCGGTCTTGCTGTTGCCCAATAGTCGGCATTGCTTTTCCACGTTACGGGCAAATCCGCGTCCGCCGTTGTTGCTCTCTACTATCGCCTTTTCCACTCCGTGCCGTGTCAAGAGCCGCGCCGTTTCCGGCTCTGTCGTTTCCATCGGGGCTTGTGTGTAGTAAACATCAAGTACGAAATTTCCTATTTCCGTTTCAACGTAGATGATAGTGCAAAGGAAGTCCGCGCCCGTGTCTGCCGTGTCCGTGTAAGACTTTACAACGTGCTTGCGCGTTATGGGCAGTACGTCGTAGGTCTTGAACTCGCGTTCGTACATAAGTCCCGTTAGTGGCTTCGGGTTCTGCATATACTGCGTATCGAATACCCACGGGTTTTTCTCCTTCAAGTCGTGAAGCTCTTGCAGCGTGTGCTTGAACTCCCAAAGGGGTACTTCCTCGCCCTTCTCGTCCAACTCAATAACAGGAAGGCTTAACACCTCCCATTCGTCCGGCTCTAACTTTTGAAGATAGCCGCAAAGGTCATCTTCGTCCAGACGCTGCATAATGATTATAATCGGCGTTTTGCGGCTGTTCACGCGGTTGCGGATGGTCGTTTCAAACTTTTGGTTTACCTTGTCGCGTACTAACGCGCTTCGGGCATCGTCCGGCTTAATCGGGTCATCTATGACTATCGCGCCGCCAAACGCGCCATTACCTACCGTTGCAAGTTCTTCAACCTCGGCGGCTAATTCTTCTTCGTCCTCCTTATCCACCAAACCAGCACCAAAGCCCGTTACCTGTCCGGCTGAACTCACGGCATAAAGTCCGCCGCCCTCTGTCGTCCACCATTTGCGCGTGTTCACGCTGGTAGGCATCGTTCCCGGAAACAAACGGCGGTAGCTGCTTTCGCGTAAAATCTCCTGCACTCCTCGCGAGTTATCCCGTGCCAAATCGTCCGAATACGAAAGGTGTATAAACTTCGCCTTCGGGTTTATGGCTAAACCCATCGCTATGAAGTTCTTAACGGCTAACTCCGTCTTTCCGTAACGTGGGGCGATGTTGATAATAAGGCGCGTAGACTGACCGCGAAAAACCCTATCTAAGGCTTCCGCGATTTTAACGTGGTGCTTGCCTACGACAAACTTACGTTTGTACTTCTCCTTGAAGAAGTAGCGTGTAAAGTTTAGCGTTCCTTGCAGCGTCCACGTCTTTATGATGTCTATGTCCCTTATATCCTCCACGTTTTAGTATTCCTTTTGTAAGTTCTCTAACAATTCCTTTGCTTCCTCCTTGGTAAGTGTCCGCGCTGGCATGAAGTCCGCGCCGTCCTTGCCCGTTATCTCCATGCGCTGTGTCGGCTTGCCGTGCTGACGCTCGCGCAACTTGTCTAACGTCGTTGTCTTGCCGTTCTTCATGTCTGAAAGTACGGCTATCGCCAGCCCTTTCGGGTATGCTGGCGCGTCGCTCCACTTGGCTAATACCTTCAAGTCCTCGGCGGAAAGCGTAAGTATAACCGCTTCCCATTCGTTTATCTCGGCTGCTGTCAAGCAATAGAATTTCTTTGCCTTCGCCTTGCTGCCGAATATCTTAACGAGGTTGTCGGGTACGCGGTTCTTCGGTCGCCCTTTCGGGTTGCCGCTCTGTCCGGGCTTGAATTGGTATTGCTCAATATCTTTAGCTGCCATCTGTGCTGTTATTTTTTATTTTCGTTGCTGTTCTCTGTTCCGTTGGCACAATTACCCAAATACTGCGCCTTCTCGCCCGTGTATTCCTCCCAGCGTTTAATAATCACGTCAATATAGCAGGGGTCTAACTCAATGGAATAGCAAACGCGCCCTAACTGCTCCGCAGCCATTAGCGTGCTGCCGCTTCCTCCGAATAGGTCTAACACAACTTCGCCCGGTCGGGTGCTGTTGCGTATAAGTCGCCCCATCAGCTTTAACGGCTTCATCGTCGGGTGGTCTGCGCTCCTTAGTGGTTTGTCCTCGCGTATGACCGTGGAAGGAAGGGCGCAAAGTTTCGTAAGCATGTCCTTTAGCTCTGCTTTCGTCATACTGTCGAAGTCGGGCTTTTCGTCCTCAAATACGGTGCGCTGGCTGCGGTTGTCTATAAAATAGTGTCCGGCTCCCGGCTTCCAACCGTAACAGCATGGTTCGTGCTGCCATTGGTAGTCCTGCCGTCCCAATACTATGTTATTCTTTACCCATATAAGCATCTGTTTCAACTCCCAGCCTACGTTCTTTATCGCTGTCTTGAAGTTAAGCCCTTCCGTTCCTGCGTGCCAAATGTAAAACGCGCCGCCTTGCTTTAGGTGGCGGTTCGCGTTGTTGAAAGCTGCCGTTAGAAACTCTTGGAACTGGCTATCTTCCATTTTGTCGTTGGCGATGTCCTTCTGTATGCGGTTGCCTTTGTCTGCCGCGTTTAACGCTTCGTTCTTGCTGGAATAGTCCACGTTATAGGGTGGGTCTGTCAGCAACAAATCTACTTTGCTATCGCCTACAAGCAAGTCCACTACGTCGGCGTTGGTGCTGTCCGCGCATATAAGGCGGTGTTTGCCCAAAGCGTAAATGTCGCCTAACTTTGCGGTCGGCTTGGCTGGCATGTGTTCCTCTACGCTAAAGTTATCTTCTTCGGCTTCTTCCTCTGTGCTGACTTTTTCCAACTCCGGCACGTCCACGCCCCACAGCGTAAGGTCGGACGCATCCCACTCGTTAGCCAAATCTTCAAAATTCCACTCACCAAAGCCGCTATTATCCTTTATAACAATAGCGCGTAACTTTTCGGGCGGCGTGCTTTCGGGCAGGAACTTAACAATAGCTTCGGTATAGCCCAATTCCTTTAAGGCTCGGTAGCGCATGTTTCCGCCGATGATGATGTTCTTGCCGTTGTACTTGTAAAGCAATATTTCGCGAAGTCCTAACATTTCCGGGTCTTCCTCTATGCTGCGTTTAAGAAGTGAAAATTTGCTATCCTCAATTCTGCGAGGGTTCTTCGGTACTCCCGGTATCTGCCCCTTGTTGGGCGTGATGCTCGAAAGTGCTATTACCTCACTTTGCACCATGTCGGCGGTGTTCGCCTTCCTTTCGGGCATCGCTTTCTTGCTGGTGTCTGTTTTCTTCTTTACCATAACCTTTGCTTTGAAGGAAAACCGCGCTTTAGGTACTCACGCCTTGCGCGGCTCTCGTTGTTACTCGTTAAAATGGCGCGTCCTCGCCTGTCGGCATTGACCACGGCAGGACGGTTCTACGGCTTGCCGCCGTGCTTGCGGAAAGTCTGCTACCTCCGCTTCTGCTCTCGCTTCCACTTGCCATAATGCTTAGTTTTAATCGTTAAACTTCTTTGTTATTAACTCACTCCATAAGGAATTGCCGCGTATCGGCTTCCTTATTGTTGCGTACTTCTCAACGATCCGGCTAAAATGTTCGTCGTAAAAGTCGTATAGTTCGGGGTTCTCCTCTATTGTGAACTGCTCTATATTGCCGCTACTGCGTAGGTTCGCGCTCCCGTGAATAACTATCTTACGCCCTCCGAGCGTTTCAAACTGCGCGGTTTTAGTGTGAACTGACGCTACAGAAAGCTGGAACTTATTGCCGAAATCAAGTTTGCGGTATATGTAGGGGATAAGGCTTCTTACCTCGTTGCCCCAAAAGTAAACGCTTACTACGAGGTTCAATTCGTCTATATATCCGTTTGCAAGAAGGTTATAAAGGCTGTCTACGTTGTTCTGACTTAGCGAAAGTGTGCTTATAGTCATCTTCCTGCACTTGGCGTTGTTGCCAACTATATACGCTTCTATGAAATCGCCGAATATGAAGTTACCGCTAACAAACACGTCGGCGCGTTCCCCAAAGCCTAAGCGTAGTTCTTGAGCCAGCTTTACCGCATTGTCGTATAGAACGTAATCGCTTTTCAAGTCGTAAACCTTCGGCTTAGTGTACCTTGTTTCTTCCTCGTAGTTATCGTTAAGGACATCGAACAGCGACAAATCCAAATCGGGTATTTCTATATTCCCGAAATCGCTAACGTGAAGGTCGCTTTTGTCTGTATTCTGTTTCTTTCTTCCCATGTCGTTGCCGTTTTAATCAAAAAAGGGCGCGGTTTGGTCGCCGCGCCCTCCGCTCCGGCTGTTGCCGTTGCTCTTCAGCTATATGATGCTTTCAACAAAGCCAAACTTAAAGGTAAGCCAACATTACGAAGGCTTGCACCAACAAAGAAGCAATTACCGAAAACACGATGAACACTAACGCGCCGACTATTGTATAGACGAAATCGGCAAGTTCGGGCGTTCCCTTCTTCGTGATGTAGTCGCGTACTTCCTTCCCTGCGGCTGCTATGGCTGCTACTATGAAGCCAACAGCGTAGCCACAAAGGAGGCTTACTATGGCGCAAATCGCGAAGCCTGCCGCGAGATGCTTCTTCTTATCGTCGGGTATGCGACTTACAAAGCCTTTTACCCTTTCCTTGAATGTCTTAAAACTCATGTTGTATAAAATTTATGCAAAGATAAAGGGTTAAGCGTATTATTGCGATACGTTTAACCCTAAAACACTTCGCCAACACTTCACCTATTACCGCTTTTTCGGTCGTAGGTAGTTGGCTATTTCGTTCCTAAACTCGTCAAAGCTGCGTATAACGGTGTATTTGTTGCCAGCCGTTTCCGCCGCCTTCTGCCATGCCTTCTGCGTGTCCTGCTGTCTGCCCGTCTGTGTCTTGAACTCCAAACAAAGCGAAGCGTAGCCACTTGAAGGAATAAGCAGGATAACGTCGGCTACCCCTGCCGTTACTCCCTCTGCTTTCATGATGCTGGCTTCGCGCTTGTTTCTCGCTCCTCCGTTTGGAACTGCAAAACAAAGCAGGGCGTACTGTGGATATTGAAGCCGAAACCAGCGTAGGCAAGCGCGTTGTATCTGGCTTTCCTCATGTCGTGGCTTGGCTTTCTCTGTCTTCGCGTTGGCTATCGCCTTTAACTCCTCAAACGTCATGGCTATCTTATTGGCTCGCCCGGTTTAAGTGGTCGCCAGCAGTTGGTACGGTCTATCTGCTTCGTTTCCTTGTTGTACTTGTATTCCGTAAGCAATTCCCAACGGTGGCACTTGTCGTTAAAGCTATAAAGCCTTACTTCGCGGTCTTTATGCTGCCTTGCGCGTCCTCTCGCTATTGTGTGGGCTTGCTCCATCGTTAGCTCCATGCGCTCCGGCTCGTAGTCTGTACCGCTAACAGGTATCTTGAAATCGTGTATTTCTTTCATCTTTCTTGCTGTTACGTTGTATAGAAACCATCGCCGAATCGTGAAGGCTGGCTTTTGCGTTCCTCCTCCGCTAATACGGCTTCTACTCGCTTTATCTCGTCGTCTATCTCGCGTTCCAGCCGCTTGGAAGTCTGCAAATACGCTGAACTGCGAAACTTGAAGGCTACTACCTTGTCGTAAAATTCTTTAGGCTTCATGGCGTTATGCTTGCTATCTGTTTACCTCCACTGAACAAAGCCGCGCTATAAACTACGCCTTTGGCTGGCGCGTCCCGGTATGGCTCTACGCCCTTATCCGTTACAGGCTTGCCGTTGCGGTATATCGTGAACGTAATACTTTTGCAAAGTTTGCCCGTAACCTTGGGCTTCGCGTTGCTCGGAAGGTCTGCTATAAAGTCTTGGATAGACTCTTTTAGCGTGTCGTAAACCAAACCTTCGGTAATCTGTACTTTATACTTTAATTCCATAATCGTGGCTTAAAATGGTAAATCGTCGTCTTTCTTCTCGCTCGCTGGTGCTGCCGCCGCTCCGTATAGAGGTTGCGTTGGCTGCGCTTGCGGCTGTGCCGTTACGGTCGGCTGCTGTGCGCTGGCGTTGCCGTCCGTTGTCTGTGGCTTGTTGCCGCCGCTAAGTAGCTGCAATTCCCGGACATGGCAGTTAATGCCCACTTGTGCGCCGTTGGCGTTGGTGAAAATCTTTGTAGAAAGGTCGCCACGGATGAAAACTTGTGTACCCTTCTTTAGGTAGGTCGCTAACGCGCCGTCGCCCAGCTTCAGACAACTTACCCACGTTGTACGGCTTACTACCGTTCCGTTTGCGCCCTTGTGGCGGTCTGATGCTGCCACGTTGAAGGAAATGTAACGCTTTCCGTTGAACTCCTTGATTTCTGCGTCGTTTCCTAAGAAACCGCATGTTTCCATTACTAACATAATCGTCTTTTTTAAGTGGTTATTATAATGTTTACTGCTTCAAATAGCTAAAAATGTGCTTTATTACTTCCACCGTCCACCCGTTGCCGAGCATCTTGTAGGTCTGCGTTTCTGAACACTTCCAAACGTACCACGATGGAATAGTTTGTAGGCGGCTGCACTCTGTCGGTGTTAGGCGGCGTATCTTACCCCCCCCCGAATACGTTTATAGTGTTACCAGCGTGTCCGTGCATTAATGCCGGTCTTTTGCCCTCTGTGTCGTAAATGCGGTTTTGCTGGTACGGCTGTTGCCCTCCGCTCTCCTTGCTTGGGTTAAGCTGTCTTGTGCTGGTGTTTGGTACTTGCACCAAATCATTTTTGCCCCTGCCGCCAATGGTCAAACAGCATCCTTTATCTTGCGGTTGACGTATATCTATGCCGAAGCCGTTGCCTTTATCCTTCTGTTTTTGTATGTACTGAAACAAGTTGTTTATAACCTTTTCGCTTAGGTAGTACTTTGTATCTACTTCCGCTTCTAAGATGTCCTTCAATAACAGCCCTTTGTCCTTTGGCTGTGGAATGTCCGTATAGACTTCGCTAAACAGCCCTTCGGTGCGTGTGCGTATGTTCGTCCAATACAGGCGGATGCGGTTCTGTGCGCTTACCAAAGAACTATTTATGCAAACCGGGAATAATCCCAATTCGTTTGTTATTACCATTTCGTACTCCTTGCGCATCCTCACGTTTTCAAGCATGAATTTTATGTTAGGGTTCTTCGCCCTCAACTCCTTCAGTATTCTGACGTATTCAAAGAACAGTTTGCTTCGTGGGTCTTTGAAATTGAGTTGCTTTCCTGCAAAACTGAAACCTTGGCACGGCGAGCCGCCTACAAGCAAATCTATTTTAGGAAGGGCGTACCCGTCCACTTGGGTAACGTCGCCCAACTGTATGGTATCGGGAAAATTGAGCATTGTCTGCGCTATCGCGTGTTTGTCTATATCGGAAGCAAAGTACTTATCTACCTTTATCCCCAATTCCTTTAACGCAATCCTTGCGCATGCCATCCCGTCAAAAAGGCTTAGTACGTTCATATAACTGAATGTTTCTTTATATCGTTATATCCGTGGGTGTGCTCAGTTTCTCGCTTAGAAGGGTCGCTACCTTCTCTGCGGCTGCTCTGAACTCCCGGTTATACTTGTATTCTGTATCGTAATTCCGCAAATAGTAGCCTATCGTACTTTTGTCGCGGTTCGTTTCCTCGGCTATTCTGTGCGTGTATTCTCCGCGCTTCTTGCAATGGTGCGCGTATATCATCCGGGCGTAGACGTGCCAACGGTTACGGCTGTCCTCCGCTACCGTCTTGAAGTTTACGCCCATCGCCGTAAGTATGGCGGCTTTTATGTCGCGGTGCTTTGGCGGTCGCTCGTACTCAACTATCAGCCCCAAACCTTCCGCTACGTCGTGTTCAAGTGTCGCGCCTATACTCTGTTCCCAATTTGAAAGCATGTATATAGCGTTGCAATCAAGCAACAGCCGTATATCTACTTTCATCTGTTCCTTCCAATGTGCCGACGGCACAACATGGCGAAGTGGGTTTACAACCTCGTAGCCCTTGGCGGTAAGGCGTTCTTCCGCCCTGCCAAAGCTCGCGGCGTACTCGGAAGGCTGTAACCCCGTTATCTTGCCACTTATGTAGTATTTTATCTTTTCCATGTACTGTTGCCTGTTGTTTTCTCGTTTTCTGCCCTCTGCGGCGTTCTTTTTGTCTTGGTGTTCACTCTATCGCCTTGACTACCGAAACGCCGCCTAACGGCTCGCTATGGCGTTGTATCGCCTTTCTCGGCTGTTACGGTAGGTATCGTTTCAAGCCGTGGGCGGTAGCTCTTGTTCTCAAAGCCTATCAAGTCGAACATTTCTATAAACCTGTCGGCTATCCGTGCGCCGTACCGCCTTTCTATATCCTCGTCGCCTATCAAGTTGGAGGTTATCACCGTGAACAGCTGGTTGTCGTAGCGGTAGTATAGCAAATCAACCAACGGGCTAACCTCGTTGCCCCAAACCTTCAAACTTGCTGGTTCTATGCCCACGTCGTCAATGTAGAGCAGTTCGGTGGTCTTCATGCGGTTTAGTAACTCTTGCTTCTCGCCCCTCGCCGCTTCCGTAAGGGATGAAGCCGGAATTATTACCACGCCCTTGCGCTCGTTCATGTATGGACTATCGTACAAAATGCCTATAAGCTGCGCTATTGCCTTGGCTAACGTGGTCTTTCCGTTTCCCGGCTCTCCGTAAAGGAATAACCCCGGCTTTGGACTTGCACCCAACAGCCAACGGGCGGCGCGTCTGATGTGGTCTATCGTGGCTTCGTCCTTCTTTAGGATGTGTCCGCGCCGTTCCACTTGGTAGCGGTAGCACTCGTATAGCATGTTTGGTATGTCCTCGGTGTACTTGTCTACCTTAAATCGTGCTGCGTAGGTGCTTTTTCTTCGTAGGAGTTTCGCAAACTCCGTCAAATTCACCCTTTGCGGCTGCTGTGCCTTTTGCTGGCTGCTTTTGCTTTCTGTCATCTTCTTTCTGCTTTACGTTATACCTTACCCGTAATTGGTTCACTAAATGCCGAGCCGTGTCGCTGTAATCTTGGTGTCGCACCTTGGTCAGCCGCCACTCGGCTACAATCTCCTTGGCTTCCTTGCGTAGCGTTTCGGGCGTTGCCCTTAGCTGCATGCAGATAACCTCAATGTTTGAACGGTTCGTTTCTTTGAAGAACTCGTTTAAGAAGGCTTCGTAATCCTCCGTTTCGTTTCCTTCTTCCTTTGTTCCGTCCTCGCTCTCTCGCGTGTGCGCGTTATCAACATCAACAACATCAGTATTATAGATATTAGATATAGATATAAGGTCGTTTTTGCTTGTTTTGCCTTGTTCTGTATCTTCTTCAACTTGTTCTAAGTTGTTTTTACTTGTTGTAGGTTGTTTTACCTTGTTTTTAGTTGTTTTATGTTGTTCTTCTTCCTCGACTTTTGCTTTCTTTGCGTTGCTGTTTCCCTTGGGTGCGCCGCCTTTCTTTCCGCGTTCTACATAACTTTCGTATCTCTTTACGTTGTAGTCTATTTGCGGCTTGAAAGAAAGAAAAAGGGCAAGTACAATAGGGTCAGCTTCGTCCGTTTGTTCTTCTCCGTCGAAAGCGTAAGCGTACACCATTTGCGAAACCTTTTTGTACGTTTCGGCTGGCAATACGGCTAACGCTTCTATTATGTTGCGGAACATTACTATACTGTCTTGGCTCATATAACTGATGCTTTAATCGGGACGCGCCCCGAAGGTCGCGCCCCGGCTTGGTTGTTTACTCTTTATACCTCCTGTTCCTTGTATGCCAAACAAAATGCTTTATCTACAATGGCGTTGCAAGCGAATGGCGAAGCCGAAAGTATGGAAAGGTCTATTACCTTACGTTCGTCCCCGTCGCGCTCTGTGCGCTCCTTTACCTTGGCGTTTATCCACGCCGTAATAACCACTTTCGCGGTATCTACGTCTTTCGTGCGTACAATGAAATCGTAGGGCTTCTTTTCGGGTTCTTCCTCGTTCTCCGTTCTTATCGCTACTTCGGCTTCAACCTTGTAGTACTTGGTATCGTCGCGCGTTTCCTCGCCGTCATCGGGTTCTGTTCCGTCCTCGTTCGCGCCTTCTTTGGCTTCTACAGCCTTGCGTAGGCGGTCGTTAAGAATAACTACGTTATCCATCAGCTTTATGTCCGTTATGTCGAACGTGTTTCTAAAGTTAAGTTCGATGTAGTCCGTCGCTACCTCTATAGCCTTGGTCGCGTCCTGCGCTTGAAGTATGAAGGTACGGCGTTTCGTGCCAATTCTTGCGCTAACCTTGAAGGGGTAAAGCCCGGCGCGTTGGTTCTGCGATGCTAATCTGCGCTGGTTGCTTACCTCTACGTCCTTTATCTCCTCGGCTTGGATGCTAAAGTTGATTTGCTGGGCTAAATCGTCGTCTATGTAGCTGCCGCGTTCAAACAGTATTTCGTTGCGCTCTATGGTTACTACCTCGCCCGTGCTTTCGTCTATAAAATCTTCGTTCCACGTTTTAAGCACGTTTGAAGCTAAGAACTTGCCCACAATCCGGCGAATGTCTGACGTTCTGAACCGTATTTCGTCCTTTCTCGTCTGTGTTTCGTTTGTCTGTGTCATAACTTCTCTATTAAAATTTGTGCGTAAAGGTCGGTAAAGGTGCGCCCAGCGTAACGTGCCGTGTCGCGGTCGTGGAAGCAAAGCCGAGAGCCGAAGTACGTATCCGTATTCGCAGCCGAGTCACTCGCATACGAGAACGAAAGCCCGGCATTCGCGCCGTAAGTATTGCCGTCCTCTGCTTGCTCCTTGTCTACCTCAATGTAGAACCACGGGTAATACTTGTATTCGTCGGTATCTGCCCAGTTGGGCTTCCAACCTTCGTTAAGTGCTTCAGTAATGGTTTCCAACTTGCGCCGGGCTATCTCGTCCTTGCGGAAGCCCTGCGCCTTCATGCCGTCCTCGTCCATCGGCTCTATGCCCAAAACCTTGCAAGCGTCGGCGTAGCTCTTTACGCAGCTTGTGATGTCTGTGTACTCACGTTCTTCTACATGGAAGTTGAAAACGCTAACGTTATCTCCTTCTACCATCTCCATTACTTTCTCCTGCGCGTCTGCTCTGCTGTCGTAACGTCCTACAAGTGTTTCGTTACCGCCGTTTTTTACAAATAGAAAAATCTTCTTCATGTCGTTGTCGTTTATTTGAATGTTAGAAAATGCTGCCTTCTTGGGGCTTGTGCGCGTCCTCAAAGAGGATGCGTCTTTGTCTTGCTATGGCTAAACGTACTTCCTTAATGGCGTTCTCGCGTCCTAACAGGCTTTCTTCGTAGTCCATTAGTTCCGTTTCGTTCTCCGCTAAAAAGTAGCCGCCCGACGTGGCTATTAGTCCGGGTAAAATATCCGTTGTGCGAATGTGGTTTATTAACTTGCGGCATCGCGCTTCGTCTATCTTATACCCTGCAATGCTCAACCGCATAACTATTGTTCGGTTGGTTACTGCGTTTTTCTTGCCTTGCTTGGTCTTTAGTCCTTGCAATATGACGGGCAGCAGCGTGTTCTCTTCGTACTCGCTTAGTGGCTGCGTCTGTTGGTCAAATCCTTTTATCATGGCTAAAACGGACTTTTGTTGAACTTGATTTTTAATCCGGGCTTCGCTGTATATACCGTTTTGTGCGTCGCCCTCTGTATGCCTTCGCGGAAAGCCGTAGGGTTGCCGTTTCCTTCGCTTATATGGATTAGTACGATGTTGTTTACCGCTGTTAGGTCATTTGCCTTCAATGCGTCCAAACAAGTATAGTAGCTTAGATGGCTTCTTCGTACTCGTTCCTGCAAAGCTGCTGGAATATCGCCGTTTTCAACTCTCCGCGCCAATATCTCCGGGTCGTAGTTGCATTCTATCAGAATGTTGTTTAGCCCCTTGAACTTGCACGGCAAATAGAATGTGTCAGTAGCGAATAAAACGCCCCCTGTTTCCTTGTGCCAAATGTAAAAGCCGAGCGGTTCTGCCGCATCGTGCTTTGTCGCGAATGGAATAACCCGGAAGTTGCCCAAAGCAAACGGAATGTATCCGTTCCCGTCCTCAGTCTGCCGTATGGCTGTGGGTTTCCAACTTGCGCGTATCTTGGCGTTCTCTATCGTGCCTTGTGAAGCGTAAACAGGTAGGGCGTACTTTAGAAACTCGTTTATTCGCCCTGCGTGGTCGCCGTGTTCGTGGGTTATCAGACAGCCTACTACCTTGCTTACGTTCCCTTCCAAAGCTGCCAGCACTTGCTTGAATGGTTTTCCGGCTTCGAGCAGGAGGGCTTCGCGCTCGTTCTGCAAAACGTATGCGTTACCCTCACTGCTTGACCCTATAACGGTTAGTTCCATCTTTAGAAGGCTGGTTTGTTGGCGTTATAAGTTTGTGCCGTCGGCTGTGCTGCTGGCTGCTGCGTCGGTATCGGCTGCGGTTGTGGCTGTGGGCTTGCTGGCTGTGGTTGAACCGCTGCCGCCGCGTTGCTGTCTATGCCAATAGTCGCGCCCGTGTTGGCTTCCTGCTTAATCTCCACGGCTACCGCATCTACTACTTGGGTGCTGGTTTCGTCGCCGTCCCCAAAGTCTGACCCGGTTATATACTCGTAAAGAGCCTTTTTCGCCTTGCGCTCTGCCTTGCCGCGTATTTGGTCGTTGCTGCTGTAATCGTTCTTCACTACCGACACGTTAAGCGTAAAGGAGTTTTTCTCGCCGTTGTGTGAAAAGCTGATTTTACATGCAAGTTCCGCGTATTGTGGGTTTGTGCTTTTGTCCTGACCAATCTCAATAACGTAGCGTACCCCCAACTTTTTAAGAAGGGCGGTATAGCCTTCCTTGGTCGGGTACATCCTTTCGGCGAGGATGTTGAATTGGTTGCCCGTCGGAAGCAAGCCAATAATAACCGCGTCTATAATGCAGTCGCGTACTACGTCCCGGCTGTAAAGCGGCTTTATGTTGCCGCGCTTGTCGGGCTTGCCCGTGCGGTCTGTCATGAAGCCTATCTTTGTGTTCATGAGGGGCATGAAAACTTTGTCCATTACCTCCTCTGTAAGTGCTTCGCGAAGAAGGGTTACTACTCCTACGGCGTTAAACGCTGCCGCTACGTTGCCAACTATCTCTAACGTGGTCGCTTCTTGGCAGGCTAAAGCGAACTTTTCTTTAGCGGCTTCGATGGTCGCTGGTAATCTTGTACACATGGCTTTTATATGTTTGTTACTGTAAAATTTCCTGTCGAAACCACCAACTTTACAAGCTGGCTGTTTACCGGGATAAACTCGTTCACGCTCTCGGCTTTGTCTATGAATATCGGTGCGCTTACTCCGTGGAAGGCGCAAAGGGTGTTAATCACGTCCAGCCCAGCGTTTACCTTCCCGGCTGTGTTCTTGTCGGCGTACCTCACGCCGTCAATGTAGCAAACGCAGTCGGGTACTTGCTTCGCGTCCTCTATCTGTGTGCGGTACATCTTGAACTGAACACGGCTAAACAATGCGTTTACGCGGCGTTCTACCTCGTTCATCCTTGCTGTTGTGAACTCGTCTATAAGCGTTTCTTCGTTCTGAAGGTCGGCTTTCTCCTGCGCCAACTTTGCGGCTTCCTCGCGAAGTTTCGCTACCTCCGCGTTGTTGGTTTCTATGGTGGCGCGTACTGCGAGCAAGCGTTCCACGCCTTTAAGCTGGGCGGTTATGCTCTCTTTGCGCTGGCGTAGTTCTGCCATGTTGCTTGCGCTGGTGGTGTCGGCGGTTGGAAGCTGCGCGGTAAGGCTTGTTATCTCTCCTTGTAGCTTTACCCATTCGGGCAGGGTTTCGGGCTTGATGTCCGGCTCGGTGCTTACTCTTGGGCTTTCTGCAAGAGTCTTGTTAAGAAGGGCGCGGCGGTTGGCTGTGTCTGTCGTTTCCGCGATGTGCTTCGCGTCCAGTGTTGCAAGTTCGCCGTTAAGTCGGCTTATCTCGGTTTCCTGCTGCTCTATCTGCGTTGTATATTCTTTTCCCTTGTCGTTGATGGCATTAAGGCGTTTTTCCTTATCCTCGCCAAACTTTACCCTTGCGGCTTCGCGGTTCGCGTTGTAAGCTGCCTTCGCTTCCTCGTCCTTGCAGCAGATGTTGAACAACGGACAAACGAGGTTTTCTGTGTCGCTGAACTCCTCGGCGTTCACTTTATACCAACTTTCGCGTAATGCGTCCTGCAGGCTCTTGGTTTCCTCCTTGTAACGCTGTACTTGCTGGATGCGTGTCTGTATTCTTGCCTTGTCGCTGGAATAGGTTGCTTCCGCGCTTCTTGCCTGTGCGTCCAATGTCTGCAAATCACGGGCGGCGTTATTGTAGGCTTCGTTCGTCTTGTAGGCTTCTTCACACGCTGCTTGCTTGGCAAAAAACAAGGCTTTTTGCTGGGCGGTCTTGCGCTCGTTGATTTGCTGCTGTATCTTTGCCGCGTTCTCGTACGCTATGCGGTTGGCTTCTGCTGCCGACGATGCCGCCGCGTCTATCTCTGTCAGTTCGCCTTCCAAACGCGCTTTGTCGGCTTCCAAAGCTGCGTAGTCTGGTGCAACCGGGGTAACTCTCGTTATAGCGTCTATGGCTGTGGGTATCTTCTCCAGCCTGTCGCTTATCTTGTTTTTCTGCACCGCTACCTCGCGCTTGTAGTCCTCCAGCGTCTTGCCTGTCACTCTTGCAAGAAGGGCGGCAAACTCGGCGTTGTCTTTCGCTACATCGCCTTCGCTTACGTCCCCGGCTATCTGCAAAAGCATTTCGCGCTGTGCCTTCCAATGAAGGGTAAGAAAATAGTAAGGGTCGGTAATCACCTTAAACACGGCTTCGGGGATGATGTCGTTAATACGCTTGTCGTACTCTGTCTTTGTTTTCAAAGGTACGCCGTTGCAAAAGTAGTCGGTATGGTGTCCCTTCAGTACTCGCTCGGTTTCGCCGTTAGGTACTTTCCATTCCTCAACCAATACGCGGCGGAACTCCACGCAATCTACCGCGCCCGTTTCGGTGTCTATTACCTCAAACGTGCCGCTTACCTCATGTTCGAGGTCGGGAATGAAGTTACCGTTAGCGTCGTTGGTCTTGATGCCAAACTTGCTGTCGGCGTTGCCCTCGCTGTCCTTTCCCCACAGGAGCCAGCAGAAAGCGTCCTTAATGGTTGTCTTACCCGTTCCGTTGCGTCCGCTGATGGTGGTCACGTCGTTGCCGAACTCTACCGTTACGTTGCGTAAGCCCTTGAAGTTGCAAAGAGTCAAACGCTTAATTCTTACTTGTTTGCTCATATAGCTGTTGTTATGTTGTTATTTGTTGTTATGGTTGTTCCCTGCTAATTGTAGTGCCTTTTCCGCATCGATGATAATCAATGAGCCGCACTGTGTTATAGCCGCGTCCAACTTGCCGGACTGCTTTAGGCGTGAAGCGGTTGTTTTGCTGCATCCTAACAGGTTCATCAAACCTTTAAGCCCGTAAACGTACCGCCGCCCCTCCATTTCCTTTGGGGTCGTGCCGTTAAGAACTTGCCTTACTCGCGTTTCCACAATGTCTAATAAATCGCCTAACGTAAGGTCTATTACTCGCGTGTTGTCGTTAATCTTCATATTGCTGTCCTCCTTCGGTTATTCTTCTTCGTCTTTTATGTCGGGCAGTACCGTGGCACATGCCCAAAGTGAAGCGCAAAAGTTTGCGACAATTAAGGCTACCGCCCAAAATGGTATAGTGTCCATATCCACTGCAAAGCCACAAATAGCCACGTTTGCCCAAATGAGGAGCAGTTTGTCGTACCACTTTAACGGGCGTTTCCACTTTATGCCGAAAATTCTATATAGTTCGTTCATAATTCAAAAGTTTAAGAAGTTAATACTATCGTCGCTTTCGCTGCTGCGTCTTGCCGCCCTCACTACTCGCGTTACCCTCGCGCATCTGCCTACTCTGAAAATATCATCGAAGCATGTAAGTTCACGCGGAACAAACGCTACAAGAAGGACTACCGCTATAAAGGCGCGTTTCAATGGGTCAAGGCTGACGGGTACGCCGCACTTTGTGCAAAACCACCAAACGCACAATTCCGTAGCCTTTTGGATGCCAATCTTAGCGTATATGTTCCGGGCTGTGTTTTCAATGGTTCGCGGCGAAACAAACAGCTTGCTTGCTACCTCCTTCTTGCTCGCTCCCCATGCCAACAGTTCGGCTATTTGGCTTTCGCGTTTGCTTAGTTTTACGTTCAGTTTCATGCTCCCCAAATGTTTTTGGTAACGCCGAAGCGGTTAAAAACGCCTTCCACGGCTTCCGCTTGTGTTACCTTTGGTTCTATCGCTCCCATGCGGTATGCGTAGAAGCTGTTACGGTTGTTGATGCCCAAAGCTTTCTTCAACTCCTCTACGACTGTCTTATAGTCGCCCATCTTCACTTGTTTCAAGCCGCTGTTAAATCCCTGCTGCTTGTCTTTCGGTTTGTTTTCTGTTAATACCATGACTTATAAAATTTAGAAGTTACTAATTTGTGCGCGGTGGAGGTTCGCCCTCCTCACGCCCGAAGCGTACCGCGCTTGCGGTTCTGTTTCCTGCTGTCACCGGTTTATAGCCTTTACGAAAGGGATTCTTTCTCCGTTGGCTTCTCTATTGTGAAATGTGGCATTTCGTATTATTACGATACGCTGTAAGACGTAAAAGCCCTTACCCGGTTAGCCCTCCTTTCTCTTTAACCACTCGTCCCGACGCTTGCGGCAGGATTCTAAGTCGTTACCGATGCAGCTGAATAGCTCGCCGTCTGTATGGCGGTAATCGTATTGCATACGGTAGTAGACTTTTCTACCGAGCCGTGTCGTGAAGAACTCAGCGTTTTCTTTTCCTGCGGCGCAAACGCTGCACCCTCTTTCGTCGTTCATCTTGGTTGCCATGTTGTTGTCTCCTTGTTACTTGTTGTAAAATGTAATTCTTAACCCTCTTCTTAGCTTGCAGCAGCAACTGTCGTTGTTGAAGGAAGCCTTTATAGCGCGTGTTACGAACTTGTCCGCCAACTCTTCGCCAATCAAAGCAAGCAACCCGGAAACACCTACCAAAGTGTTTATACGCTTGCCTTCTGAGTTAATTCCGCTTGCCTTTATAAGGAAGTTGCGGTTAATTGTTTTACTTGAATGTACCATATAGCTTATTATTTAATTCAAAATTAGCGTGTTTTTGCTATTGCAAGCAGCAAGGAAATTGTGTAACTTTGCACTTGAATAATTAACACGATGCAAAGATAGATATTAAGCATACAATATGCAAATAAAAAGCATACAAAATGCTTGTCTTGGCAAAACTTTAACAAAAAGATACAATTATGGACGAAGAAAATACCGTAAAGTCGCGATTAAAGGCGTTTGTAGCGTACTTGAATATGAGCGAGCGCGAATTTTGCCGTACTATCGGCGTGGGTTCTGCCTATATTGCAAGTATCAAGAAATCAATTAAGGCAGACAAATTAGAAGCAATCAGCAGACAATATCCCGAACTTAACCCGGTTTGGCTTATACGAGGTGAGGGCGAAATGTTACAACGTAAAAACAATAACGGTACGCAATCGGAACAAATGGCAAGTATCGCGCCTTCTGAAATGCTCTATAAGCTGCTGGAAGATGCGAAGGAAGAAAAGGCGCGTTTGCTTTCTATCATCGAAAGCCAACAGCGTACTATCGAAACGCTTGCCGAACTGACTAAAAAAGCCAATGCCCAAACGGGCGCAGCTGCCGGATGTGCCGCTGTCGGTTAGTGTTCGGGCGTAAGGTTGAACTTTGGTAACGCTCTAATACATTATAATAGAGGTATATAGAATAAATAAGCGTTGTATTATGGTGATACGTTCAAACGCACAGAAACGCCCTTTTGAGCGCGTTTTTCCGTTCGGGTAAACAACTATACCATTTTAATGCAAATCGCGCTTAAATCGCAAATTTGACAGAAATAACTATACGGCTATGGTGGAAATTGAAGTAGATAAGTATTATAGCAATCGCGGTTACTATCCTTACATGACCGCGCAAATATTTGACGCGCTGGAAGCTGCCTACCTTTCGGGGACTGCTACCGCGCTTGTGCCGGAAACGGACTACAACGTAATGGTATCTAATATAAACGCTTCACTATGCAAAGGACAAACAGCGACGCGGTAAACCGCCGTTTCTTTATTGCTATTGACGCGCTTGTTACCTATAAGCTGATAAATTCGTTAAGCGGCTTTTGTGTTCAGCATGGGTTAAGCCCTTCGCGCTATCGTGAAATGCGCCGACAATTCGGGCTAACTCCAAAGGAAGGTTATACGGCGCGTTATCGTAATATGGAAATTGAAACCCTCAGTATATTGGTGGCGAATTATCCAATATCCGCGCTTTGGCTTCTGACAGGGCGCGGAAGTATGCTAACAAAGAAACTATGAAGTTTTCTATAAAGATAGGTTTGCACGTTAAAAGTACCGCAAAGGAAACGGACGGAACGGAAGAAGTACCCATTAGGCTGCGTGTAAGCTGGGCTTCTCTCCGTGTTGATATCCGCTCCGGGTATGTTATCGCCCCTGCCAAATGGGACGAGGCTAACTCGTGTGTCCGTCTTGGCTCAAAGAACAGCCATAAGCAGACTTCGGGCGAAATCAACCGCGCGTTAATCAACTTGTCGGCAAAGGTGGAGGAGGTGCTTGCTCGTTTTGAAATGGAAAACAAGCGTTCGCCCACTGCTGCCGAATTTAAGGCGGCGTTTAATGAAGCGGCAGGACGTGCAAAGCCAAAGGAAGAAACGGAAGCCGCCGAGGTTAAGGGGTTCTTTGAGGTGTTTGACCTCTTTACAAAGGAAATGGGGGTTACTAATAATTGGTCGAAGGCTACCTATACAAAGTTTGCCAGCATCAAACATCACTTGCAAAAGTTCTGCCCGTCGCTCTCGCTGTCGGACTTCTCAAAGGCTGACTTCGCGGCGTTCGTTTCCTACCTTCAAACGGAAGAAAACCAACTTAACACAACGGTAGCCAAAAACGTAGGGTTCTTGCGCTGGTTCTTGCGTTGGGCTGCTTCCAACGGTTACTACAATGGTGCGGCACATCTGCAATACCGCCCACGTTTTAAGGGGCTGGACTGTAAGGAGGTCATTTATCTAAGCTGGGAGGAACTCCAACACTTTCTAAACTTCAAGTTCCCGAAAAACAAACCTTCGCTTCCATCTGTGCGTGATGTGTTCTGCTTTTGCTGCTTTACTGGGCTTCGCTACTCGGATGTCGCCCGTCTGCGCGTGTCTGACGTGAAGCGCGAAGCAAAGCCGCCGTACATCTCTATCGTAACAAAGAAAACTACCGCGCGGCTGCATATCGAACTTAACAAGTACGCGCTATCAATACTTGACAAATACAAAGACTTTGAACTACCGAAGGGCAGGGCGTTGCCCGTCATTAGCAATGTGAAGATGAACGAGCACCTACACGAAGCCGCCGAAATCGCCGGAATTGACGAGCCTATAAGGGTCGTTTCGTATCATGGTAGCGTACAGACGGAGGCAATAGTGGAAAAATACGCGCTTCTGACCACTCACGCCGGAAGGCGTACTTTTATAGTAAACGCGCTTCGCTTAGGTATTCCTGCGCCTGTTATAATGGAATGGACGGGACACAGCGACTATAAAGCCATGAAGCCGTATATTAAAATCGTGGACGCTGCAAAGGTGGAAAACATGGATAAGTTCAATTCTTACGGCGAAGATGAAAAATAGACGTACCCGAAAAAGTACCCATTTTCTGCTTTAATGTTTGGAACTATCGGTTAAAATTGGTATTCACGACAAAGCGAAAAACGTAGCCAACTGTCTGTAAATGAATACAGTTGGCTACGTTTGGTTACAAAGATGTTAGAGCCTCTCTCTCCGCAGCATAGTCCTGTAAATCTTTGATTTACAGGACTTTTTCTTTTTACGCCTTTAAGTAGTCCCCCGAAGTAGTCCCCCTTTGCGCAATATCACTTTTATATTTGTTTAACGCTGACATTGCACAGTTGTCCGTATTTTATGGTGTTTTGATTGATTTTTTGTGTGATGGAAAGATTGCACCCTTTCCCAAATTATAATACGGTTTGTTTTATCAGTGTTCCATATAGTCGCTACCGTTCACTTCAGAGCAATGGCTGTTTTTATGCCTATAGCATCCACAAATCTTATAATTTACGACCCTTTTTACGGAAAACATTTTCCGTAACTTCCCCAAACTTTTCCGTTTAAAAAAAATGATTTCCGTAACAATTCGCTTGGGATAATTTTATTCTTTAATCGCAAAATCCGTTCATAACTTTGCAATTGCGATTAGGCACTAAAGCCTCGCAAATAT